CAGCATTCAACCTCCCTCTGAGGAATACGGATGTCAGGTGATCCTCTCTGACACAGTGTGTCATGAATCTCTTGCCAGTATTCTGGTCTGGTGACTTTGATTGTATATTTCATATCAAAGCATTGTGTTTCTTACAAATCTGTAGGTTGTTACACCACTTATCCCTAGTTCTGGTGTGGCTTGAAGTTTAACAATGCCACTCTCTATAGTGGCACCAATTGATACAATTAAATTATTATCACTCATGATAGCATATTCTTGAATAGAAACTCCAGAAGTATGCTTGATGATCATCGCTTTTTGAGCTTGCGTATTCTCATTCTCTTGGAAATGTAATGTATATTCAGCAAACTTAAAATCATAATCAAGTTGGTTGAAAGTATCAATATTTTCAGCGACTCCAGCAACAGCAGTCCAATATCCATTACCAACTGTTACACCATGTACTGCTCCAATCTGGAGTGTTGTCTGTGGATTTGTTGTGGCAATACCAACATTAGATGATGTATTAATACCTGCGCTAGTGGTCTCCCAGACACCACTGGCTCCTCCTCCACCACCACCTCCAGCAGAGGGTGAACCAGCAAGAGGAGTGAAGCTTACATCTTTCTTAGATGCCTTAACAATAATGCTCTGATTTTCGGCAAGAATGAGATCGGTAATCGTGAAGTTCGCTCCGACAGATAATGCTTGAGCAAAGATAACCCAACCATTATTCAGATCACCATTTTCATCTGCTATGCCAACCCAAATCTTAGCTGGTTCATACCCTTGGTTGTTAATACCAAGACTGTAATTAGTGCTAGCAGATGCGGTAGTTAAAGTTAGAAGACTACCTGCTGTGGTTTCTGTGGTGATGAGAGATTCAACTCTACCATCTGCACCACCACCAGTTCCAAGAACGTTAAAGGAAACTCCCGCTTTGCGAGCAGAAACTACAAGGGTCTCTCCGTTCTCTACATATAACTTCTCAACATCTACTACTTCTAAGGGATTAATGTAATTATCTTTACGAAAGTATTCTTTGTTTTGAATATCAGCTGCACTAGTTGAGACACCAATAGAGTATCTGGTGCCTTCGTTGGTGTTATTGTTTACATAAACCGTTACGGCTGTTGACGAGGATGCTGTGAAGATTCCAACTGCATTTCCTTTATTCGCATCAGTGGTAACTAAAGATCCTAACTTACCGAAAGCCACGTTATTCCTTCAAAATGCTCGTCTAGATATTTATGTGATATAATGAATAGAAGAAAAAAGTATATGATTGTCGTCACTGGTTATCAAGGATTCATTGGGAAAGAGTTCACACAAACCCTTTGGCATCAGAATCTTTACCGTGTTGAGATGAGTCACTGCTTTCGGTTCTTAGATGAATTTAAGGATTGGAAGAAAGTAAATCTAATCATTCATCAAGGTGCTATCTCTAGCACTGTAGAAAAAGATATTAATAAAATTCACAAGTACAACGTTGACTTCTCAATTAAACTATTTGAGAAGGCAATTGAATATGATATCCCTGTAATCTATGCGTCATCTGCATCTGTTTATGGCAACAAAAAAGATGCGTCAATCAATCCACTAAACTACTACGCTCTCTCAAAAGCAACCGTAGATTATTGGGTTCAAGATAACATTGATAAGTTCAGAAAGATTCAGGGATTTAGATACTTCAATGTCTACGGTGATGGAGAAGAACACAAGGGTGACCAGGCAAGTCCTGTAAGTAAGTTCACCTGGCAGATTAAAAAGCAAGGATACCTCAATCTATTTGAGGGTTCTGATAGGTTCTATCGTGACTTTATCTGTGTCAAGGATGTCGTTCGTCTCGCACTTAATAATAACAAACCCAGTGGCATCTATGATCTTGGCACTGGACACCCTGTAAATTTTCAATACGTTGCTGAGCAAGTAGCGAAAAAAGAAGGTGGTGAGATACGGTATGTACCGTTCCCAGACCACCTGAAAGGAAAGTATCAAGACTATACTTGTGCCAACATGAGTTGGATGAGAGACTATCCTTACATCACGATTCCAGAGTATCTCCAGCTATGACTCTGTAACTATCCTCATCAAAATGCTGAGTTGAGAATTCAAACAACTCAGTATCTTTTAACGCTTGCATACGATGACGCATTCCTGCTGGCACATGGAACTTATCACCCTCTGTTAGAATTTTAATGTCAGCAATTTCAAGATTATCATCCCACGAATATGATAACTCAATGGCACCTTTCTGAACATAGAATACCTCATCCTTCAGTTGATGATAATGCCATGAGCATTTCTTTCCCTGAACGATGTGCAGGATCTTGCCACAGTATCTGTCGCAATTTACAATCCACTTTTCATATCCCCATCCCTTGGGAACAAACTTAATTGGTTCAGCAGCTCTGTGTGTCATACGAAATTAGGACCTCTTCCCCATCCGACTAAAGTTTTGCGAACTCCCTTAGTAACAGGTGTTACTCTATGTAGGAGAAATGATGGAAAGACAACCATGTCACCCTTACCGATCTGGTACTGAAATGGTTTGCAACCATACTTAATCTCTAATACGCCACCCTCATATGCATGACGGTGTGATAAACCTAAAGAAAAACTCAGTTTCCTGACGTGCCCACCATTATATCTGGCAGACGTATCAATGTGCCATGTGTAATGACCATTTTTATCTGCTCTGTATTCACCATACTGAAATGGTTCCCATCCTTCAATATTATACTTCCAGAGTGCATCATTGACACGTCTTGAAAGAGATGTTAACTCTTCATAAACTGACATCAATTCATCAGGAACTTTCTCATCATCAGAAAGCCAACACATCAGTGTAGATCTGATGTCTATTTCATTTTCATTAGATAAATTTTCTGAGTTAACTGTACTAGCGTCAAAAAAACTTTGCGTCTTTGCGTATCTTTCAATGAGACCTAAAGACTTTTGAGAAACAGCATTGGGAATTAACTCAACAAATGCGTTGTGCTCACCAACATTGTCACTAAAAAAATAATCCATCGTTGATCCCCTTGTCGTCTATGTAATAATCACCTGCTGGTTTACCCATATGAAGTTCATGAAACTTACAACCCCATTCTTTCAATTGGTTATATGTAAAGTTATAGAACTCTTGATAGGCTAACATTCTAGAGTTCTTGAATCTACCCATGCCTCTGGCAGTCAAGTAAACAATGTAATTGCCCTTGTCATACAGAGAGTTAATCTTATCAATCCTTTTTTGTATGGGATGTGCTCCAGTGTATCTGGTCTCCTCAGTTGTACCAGGAATACAAATGGTTCCATCAATGTCTACTACATATCTCATTTTACCTCAAGATTCATTTGATTTAAATATTCTACGTCCTCTTCACTTAGGACATAAGTTCCCTGATGCTGAACAGCAATCGCTGCTGCTTTGTTCGCAAACATAATAGCATGAGAAATATCTTTTGTATAGAGGTAATCGTATGTCAACGCAGCAAGAAAAGTATCACCAGCACCTACTAAGTCTGAGATAGAAACTTTATCAGTAGGATACCTTTCACCCTTATAGATTGCACCCTGCTCACCAAGAGTAACGATAAGATTATCAATCTTTACTTGAAGTTTTTGATATTCTCTCAGGTTTATCTTGACAAAGCATTCGTCTTTATCTGGAAGAACTTTCTTCTTACTATCAATAAAAATTGGGCAAGTATAAGTCTCAGCGATCTGGAGAATTTTATCAAAACTTAGAAACCCTTTATCATAATCAGAGATGACAATGGCATCAAATGTTTGTGGTGGAAGAACATTAAGATAGGGAGTTACCTTATCTTCAATGTCCATTCTAAGAAGATGTTGATTATATCTTTCATCAACGTATCTCGTCTTTACAATCTTCTCACTATTAGTGATGTGAGTTACTTTGATACCAAAAGAATCTAGATTCTCTGCTACGTTGGCAGACATTCCCTGCCGAACTTCTCTTCTGGTGTACCGAAGAACAGGAGCACTAGACTCTGGGTTCAGTCTTTCAATCTTACCGTAGACATACTGATCCTCACACGTCTCCCCCAGAAGTAACACGCTGAATGATTTCTGTTGACGAGTAACCTTCGATGCGATCGAAGAACTTAAGGGATTTAGCATGTTCACTACCAATAACTTTCCTGCCTTTCCAGTCAGATCCTACGATCATTATAGCAGGTTTAATCACTTCCACTAGTTTTTCTAACTCTTCTGGTGAGTCAAAGATGAACACCTGATCTACTGGATCAAGGTGTTCCAGCATATACTTTCGTTCTTTATCCGTGTAGATGGGACGAGAGGGTCCTTTAATAGACTTAACTCTCTCGTCTGAATCAATAGCAACTATTAAAATATCACCTTGATCCTTAGCGTGTTTCAATAGTTCTACATGTCCACGATGAAGCACATCGAATGTGCCGTTGACGAAAACATATTTCATCGTTGAGTTGGTCATTGACCAGTATATTTAATCATTGGGAACTTTCACCAGTTTACCAATTTCTGGAAGATACATGTATTCAATGTCACTCTTTTTCAGAGTATCTACAGCATCCTCAAGTGTTTCTACAAGAGCGTCCCCACCAAGATTGAAACTAGTATTAAACAGAATAGGTACACCACTCAACTCCTTGAATGCAGAGATCAATTCATAGTAAGCAGGGTTCTGTTCTTCAGTGACGGTCTGGATACGGCAAGTTCCATCTTCATGAATGATAGAAGGAACTTTCTCCTCTACACCAGGGAGACACTCACAGGCATACATCATGTGAGGAGTCTCATCACGACCAGCAAGATCAAACCACTCATGAGCTTCCTCTGCCAGCATAGAACCAGCGAACGGACGGAAGAACTCACGTTTCTTAACCACGTTTACGATGTCCTTACCATCAGGGATGGTGGGATCAAACAGGATAGAGCGATTACCCAGAGCACGAGGACCCCCCTCAGAACGACCCTGGAAGATGGTTACAATGTTTCCGTCACGGATTAGTTGGGCAACCTCCTTTGCGTTCGTCTCAGAGGTTTCTAGACCCTCTAGAGAGTCTTCATATGTAGCAGGATCATACTGTGGTCCATAATACACATCAGTTTGACTCATCATGGGAACCTGTTCGCTCTCCTCCTCCATCAATAATGCATGGACAAACTTAGCACCACCGATAGAAGTACCACCATCATGAGAGATGGGCTCACAGTAGATGTTCAAATCAGGGAACCGTTTCCAATACTTCCAGTTGGCAACACAGTTGAGACCGTAACCACCACAGACAACAATATTTTTCTCACCAGTAATCTCAACTGCCTTCTCAATGAGTTCCATCATACGGTTCTCAGTTGCTTCCTGAACAGCGTATGCCATATCCTTCTGGATTTGTGTGTACTCACCAGGACGATGGTCCAGCATATCCTCTGCCAAAATAGGATAACGTTCGGCATTAACCTTGGCACCATTGGGATAAGTGGGAATAATCACATCACGATTTACCCAACCATCACGAATCAGTTCGGGCAGATCAGGATTGGGTTTACCATAGGGAGCAAGACCCATAGTTTTACCTGCTTCAATAGAAGGGAAACCACAATACTCAGTGATTGCTTCATACAGTTTGGTATGACCAGGATACTCAGTCACATACAAATTTGGATTCTCACTACTGTCTTCATGAAGAATACCAATGGCATCTTTTGTACCAATGTGCTTGTAGACTTGATCAAATTGAGTAGGATGACCTGCCTTGTAGATGGTCTCAAACTCATACAAAACATCTTGGGTAATGCTAGGTTGAGACAGGAAACTACCAGCACCATCGGCAATGACACATGCAGCAGATTCAAAACCAGAGTTATAGAAACCACATGCAGCGTGCATCTTGTGGTGAATCATGTCAATATGATGAACTCCAAACTCAAACTTCTTACGAGCAAGTTTACGAATGAGTCCAGAGTACAAGTCTTCACCAGTCCAATCAAGTTGAGGACCATGACGGTGAGTGTGACAAATGACCAGGTGATCAATGTGATCAACATAGTCAAATACTTTAATCAGACCAAGCAGAGGAGAACCATCGTGCTTCATCTTTGATAGACGCTCTTCTTCAACGTAGAAGACGACCTTTCCATCTACCAACAGAGTAGTGCTGGCATTATGTCCACGGGCACATGCTACGATAATCATTTCTTGACCTCACTTTCAATCATTTCTGCAAAACCTTTTTTGTTTTTAGATGGTTTGTCATTGGGATTCATAAAGATGGCACTTCCCTCTGGTGCAGGGGTGAATGACTCCATCTTCTTGCCCTTGAAGCAAGAAGACTTACTAGCGTCTTCTTGATTGGGAAGAACAACAACGTCTGTTCTTTTCTTCCAATACTTATTCATCATCTTCGTAACATTATCAACGATGACATCTTCAATTTTACCATTCATTGCCATGATACCATCGTTCTGACGATGAGTTACTTCATCGAACGTGACACGAATAGGATCATAGATTCTAGCACCTTCACCCATGTCAAGAACTTCAAACTTAGGTGCATCTGGATAAGAAATATTCTCCTTGCAAGTGGCACCGACAACTACGACAGCAGGTTTGTCAGCAGCATAAGCAAGGTGTTGTCCTACAGAGTCACATCCAAGGAAGACATCTGCTTCAGCAATGATACCTGCCCAGTCACGAAGCGGAGCTCCACGAGGAGATGCTACGGGTTCGGAACACTCTGCTTGGAAATTAATCTCATGCTCACCCATGTAGATGACCGCATACTTCTTCTGAAGTTTACGGACGATGCTGATCATGTTTGAATACTCAAAACTACGACCACCTTCATCAACAATAAAGTTTCCTACAGGATTAGAACCACGACCAAAGGGTTGGAAGACAACGACTTTATCTTTACCAGTTACTTGCTTGACCTCTTCGACACAAAACTTTCCATTGATAGACTCAGACCTGCTGAGTTTAAGAGTTGGTGGTGGGAGTTCACGAACTCCCTTGTTATTAATATTAATATCAAATGCCTGACTCAGGTTACACTTCTGATTGTAGTATTCCCAAACACGATATGGTTCAGTCGTGACAATATCACGCTGTTGAATATGAGTCCTGAACAGATCTTTGTGCCAG